ACGAGAATGAGTACCACCAAGGTATTCAGGACGTTGCAGGCGAGCATCAGGAGATATGACATTGAACATTACACGCAGGGTTTCCGTGTAGCGAGAACCACCGCGAGCCCATTTTTCATAGAATTTTTGAATTTGGAAGGCTTGACGAAGATCATTAATTGTGATAGCTGAAACACCAGAAAGGTCAGCGTAAACGGAATCCGGATTAGAAGGCGTTAAAGCGCCTCTAAAAGCAAACTCTTTTCCAAAAATGCCTGTAACAGGATGAATGTTAGATTCAGCAGAGGAATCCTGTATGCCGAACCGTTTATTACCAAAAGAACCATTACCGTCATACAACATCGAGCCACCGTTATTGTCGTAAGTGAACATTTCTTGATTTCCCCAAGCATATAGGGTTTTATTTTCATCAAGACCGTTGTACTGAGTACCGATACCGCCAGTAAAACCAGAAGGCAAATTACCAGAACCATAAATCCAATCATTGCCTTCACCAAATCCGCGAACGGGTGCATTACCAGTTAAGCCAACATCGACACTGGGGCCCTTCTGAGGCCAAGGCAGCGCACTCGTAAAGTAGTCGTGACGCTTAGCACGTTTACGCAATGTGTAGTTAGAAATCGGGTCAGGGCCATCACCAGTCGGTAAGGCAATCGAATCGATCAGATTCTCATCACGGAACCACTCGTTATAAATAAGGTTATAAGCTCTAAACGGCAGGGCGTTAATAGGAGTATTAGCGGGGTCTAATGCAACACCAGTAGGTAATCCCATGTAATCAAAGATAGAGCCATTGGCAAAGGTATTAGTACCTGAAAGAGACGGAATCAAAAAATCAGTTTTATCACCGGGGTTTTTTTGTTCACCACAAAAACGTTGCCAGTTATCCCAAACAAGACGTGTCGGAACAAAGAAGAAAAAAGTGTCCAAGAAGACGTTGTCCATAAACGGAGCAATCAAGGTGTTCATACGGACAAACGCATTTACACGGAGTTTGAATGTATCTCCAGGAAGTACTTCATCCACAAAAAACGGAATTAGATAGCCAGCATCAAGCGTTGTTTTGTAGTCGTGAGAACGATTGAAAATGGAACGTTGAATTGGGGAATTAGGAATCTGAGAAAAACGATTGTTTTTTCTATGAGAACGAGCACTATTTTTAGCCATTTTTTTTAGTCCTTAAAAATGAGAAAAAAGTTTGAAATTTCACCAAGCCGAAAAATCGCTTGGTGTCACGTGGCACAGTTACAACAAGTAGGTACCTGTGCCACGTTAGACCTAACCATTTGATTTTTCAGGAGAAACAGCCTTTTCAGGCTCTTTTCCAGCAAAAAGATCACTACCTTGACTTGGCTGGGGGGCCTTTTCGGAAATATCCCCGCTGGGAGCGGGTTGTTTTTCACCCTCCTGCTCAGCTGAGAGGGGTGCAAGGACTCCGATCTCTCGGAGGTATTCGGCATTCCGCGGGTCAGAAACGACTTCCGCAAACTGCATCGGGTCATTATTGAATTCGAGTCTGATATCTGAGGGTAAACCCTCAAAGTATTCTTTGACTTTGACCTGTGCATTCTGCGCAACCACAAAAGAAGGAATTTGAGTGGTATCCAAGTACTGGCTACCGCCGGAAGCAATAAACGGATTAACGCCCATCATGTTGTACTTACGAATGATGGTATCCGTCTGACAGGCATCTGCGAATTGCTCTTGAACCTTGGATTCCATGTCAGAAGAAAATCCGGGAATTTTCGGGGGATTGTATTTAGTAAAAAATTTAGGCATAAACACCTCAATTGAAAAAAAACCGCCAAGTCGGATGTACAGAGAAACTTGGCGGTTGACCTCAGGGAATAGGGAACTCAGTAATTGTAGCGAAACTATTCAGCCGGGAAAAGGTCTTTTGCTTCAAAAAGAAGCTCTGGCTCGCCCTGAGAATAGACGCAACCAGTCTCATCGTTGAAATAACCGAGAAAACGCAATTCATAATCCTGCGGGCAAGCAGAAATCTGAGCATTTTGCTTAGCACCTATCTTGAAATTACGAACAGCAGATTCCCTATTAACCTCAGTCATAACAGGCGAATAAAGTTGAGAAACCTTATCAAAAACAGAAACTAAAACTTTTTGAGACATTTTCTAAATACTCCGTAATTTGAGCCTCATAAGGTCGAAGCAATCGCTCGGCTCGTAAGCGTTTTACTTCCTCTCTGACCGCTAGTCTATCCTTTTGCGCATCAGGTGTCAAACGGTAAGATTGTGCGCTAAGTATCCGTTTTTGCTTAACAATTTCAAAAACATCAGGGTGTTCCCTTAAGAGTAATCGATCATAATAACGAGGGATTTTGAACTTTTTATTATTAATCAAACAACAATCAATCTTATAGAAATCTCGCCAGTACTTCATGAAATAGTCATGACCTATTCCAGGTTTGGAACTCCATCTGGAGAACTCTTTCACTCGGCAATCGACCTCACCAGTAACAGGGTCGAACTTTTCATAAATTTGCTTTCCATCACCAAAAATTTTTTTCGTCACATAGCGGGCAACATAAGCACATGATTCGAAAGAGACGAAATTAAGAGTATGGAAACCAAAAGGCCAGCATTCAGCAAATAAGTCACTAACAAAAGTAGGAAATCCAGTTTTGGTAGTTCCAATTTGACGAAGCTCGAGAGGAGGCAAGTTAAAAATAATAGCGTGGTAATGGGGACGACCATAAATACTCCCATATTCGCCACAAGCCATGTAACGTAAGTTAACTCCACGCTTTCGGATTCTTTTCCAAAACAAAGTGAGGTCCCTAGGAATAAGAGAACCAAAAGGAGGCAAATTTTCGTTGTTATACGTGAGTGTAAGAAAGTAATTCCGATCATATAAAAGACTCTCATGGTGAGCCCGCACAGCAGAATCAAGCGAGCGATCTAATCTACAGCCGATACATTGACCACAAGGAATTTGAAACTCACCGAGTTCGGGGTCAGCATCAGCATATTTAAACGTAATTGCAGGAGTGCCCAGTTTTGTTTTAAGCGTCCTGCTCCAATAAGCTGTAATCGGGTGGTAACAAGTCATAAAAAAAAGACGCCATTTTAATGACGCCTTCCGTTCCACGTGGAACCTCAGATTCTGAATCCGCCTCTCATTGGTCTGGCTCGGAGGTTACGACGACGAACTTTCAGACCTTTACGGAAAAAACGGCGGGATGTTCTACGAGATAAGCGACGACGTCTCATAATTTTCCTCTAAAAAGTTGATAAAGATACAAGATCATTTTACCAAGCTGAGAAAGAATATCAAAGAACTGATTTAAAACTGTCTCTGTGATTTTCATATTTCCTCCTTAGAAACCTATCAAAAACGCTCTATGAGCGACTATCTTAATGACGACTACCTACTCCATTTATAAACACCTCATAGCGTCTCCTACGCTCAGGAGAAGCATTAGAAGGCAATCCATAACGACGATCAAAAAAATTTTCAATCTCATAAACCAAGCCTTTCGCAGAGTTTAAATACTTGAAAGGTAAGGGCTGATTGCTCGGATAAAGTTCCTCGTTTTTCGATCTGACAGCCGCATAACCGGCTTCCGCGTTATTACGATTAGCACCGGCTACCGCCGACATCCGATTACTCTCTGCATTCATAATTGCAGCTTTAGCCTCTGCCTCATTGCGAGCCTGAGTACTAGCATTAGTCTGAATTAAAGAAGCAACCTGAGCCGCATTTTGACGAGCTAAAGCGGCAGAAGAACGAGCGCCATAACGAGCACTATCAGAATCTGCCAATGCACCATTAGGAATGCCAGCGGCAATGCCACCAGCAGAATTAGCAGACAAAATAGGATTGAGACCAGCATTTCGCAAATCTCCAACTTCAAGTTGGTGACGATTAGACATCTGGTACTTCCACGATGCATTTTGGAGCTGAGCTTGGTAAGCCATCAACTCCTTCTGGATTTTCGCAGAATTACCAGTCAAGTCGTTATAGAGACCAAGGGCATCAGAACCTAAGCCAATTAAATTACCTAAAGCACCACCTATCGAACCGAGACCGGAACCGAGCGTAGCACCTGTTATCGTGCCTCCTATAGCGTCTCCGAAAAGACCGCCGATGGCACCTCCAACAGAACCAAGAAAATTACCTAGTGACATTTTGTTGTCCTTTGCACATAGTTATTTCCGTTGTTACCATCGTCCGCGAGGTCTATGGGGGACCTCGCCCCTCGGTAACAACAGAATAACTAAACGTAGTTATATTAGAAATGATCGACAAGACCCGGAACCGAGTAAACCGGCATAGGACGAGACGTCTTCAAATCAAACCAGAAGTCAGCAAAGAACTGTGGTTCATTCTGAACAGCAATAACACGAGCGATCGGAGGATTTTCCTCAATGAAATCTTGATTGAGTTTGGGTAGAGAATCAAACTTCTGAGCTAAATGCCAAACATCGAGACTTTGAGGGTCCGTAGACCGCAACTTGCCAGTAATCATAGACGGCTTGTAACGATACTCGGCATAACGTTCTTGATAACCGAACACTCCGTTATCGTCGGCCGTGCCTTGAGTATAGATTTCACGGTTGTAAACAACCTGCTCACCAAGGTGGGCAAGTGTAGGCCAGTAGAAATCAAACAACTGGCGACGAGACCACATGCGATTCAAACCCTGCTGATACGTAATATCAGCACGGAGGCAGACAAGGCCAATCACATAGCCATGCTCAACGAAGGATTTGTTAAAACCGTGGGCAGAATCACCGAGAACGCCGAAAGCAGACAAATTAGACTGAGGAGAAACACTATCAGTGCTACTAGTCTGTGCAGTCGGTACGACGTTAACACGAGAATGAGTACCACCAAGGTATTCAGGACGTTGCAGGCGAGCATCAGGAGATATGACATTGAACATTACACGCAGGGTTTCCGTGTAGCGAGAACCACCGCGAGCCCATTTTTCATAGAATTTT